ATGCACCGTCTAGTCCTTTTGTTGATTGAGTTTTATTTCCAAATATGTCGTTCCACCCCTTCCGATATTTGTCAGAAGGGATATGAACGCCGTCTCGTATTTTATAAGATTTAAAACCAGACATTAATTTAAACTTTTATTAAGTGTCAGTGCTTTAAATTCATCAAGTTGGTCTTTTGCCCAGTCATGTTGCATTTCTAATTCTTCATGCAATACTTTTATTAAATCAGACTTTACAAACTCGGCACTGTGTCCATCTCTTAACAAACGTCCAACACAAGCAGAAATTATAACTCTAGTTTGAAAACCAATGTTGGTTTCAGATTGTCTAAAGTCTTCACGCTGACTTATGGTGTCTATTAATTTATGAGTTTCACCATCTGTAAAATCGCATAAATTATCAAACGCTTTTTCTTGTTTTGTAAGTGTTTTATTTTTTGGCATATTTACTCCGTTGATTGTTGATAAATAAAAAACGCCGTCTAGTCCTAGAACCAACGGCGTTAATTTTTTAGTATTTCTTGAAATATTTTTTTTGAAGATTTGCCAGTTTTTGTTCTGCTGACAATATTTCCATTTCAGAAAATACCTCTGTAAATATATGCTCTTGACTATCAAGCAAAGCCCTGCCCTGCTTGGTGTAGCCAATAGCATTTATTTTTACTTCTTCTAGTTCGCCTTCAATAAGTTGGCAACCTAGCCCAATCATCAAGATACTTTTTTGATTGGGAACTTAATCACGTTTGAAGGCTTACGCAGTGAGGCTCTGACCTTTTGAACTACCTTAGTAGCCAGATAACACTCCGCTAACTCATCAAGACTAAACAATGATAATTGTTTCATAGTGTACTCCAGTGTTGATTGTTGATTGACTTTAAAAAAAGTCTCAAAGCCTACCGCTTGGATAGGCTTTAAGTCTCTTTTTAGTTTCTTCTGTAAATGTAATAATCAACGTCATTAATGTTGGCTTCTTCTTCGCCTCCATCATAATGATTTAATGAATGACCTCTGCCGTCTATCCTAGCGTCATCTTTCCATTTCTCCTCGTCAAAATAATGTCTGACATTTTCTGGAATATCTAAACACTCGTCTATGTAACTGTCCAGAGCTTCGTCCCATGCTTTATCTGCTTCACTGTCAGTCATTACAGCGTATTCTCTGTGTGAATATTTATCGACTTTATAAATATTTATATCTTGCCAGATTTCATAATTATAATCGTCTACATGATATTCTGAAAGTTCTCTTTCAATAATAACGCATGGCTCGTCTTGTGTTGAATTGTAACTATCATCTCGCAAAGTTACTGCAACAGCTTTTAATCTATCGCTTGGCTCGTCTGTTCCTTGTGTCCAAAAATAAAAATTATTGAACGAGTGTTTTACTAAATCGTTAGCGTCTCTGCTAAACTTTTCTTCTTCATCTCTAAAAGGCATTTCACCTATTTTATTAGTTTGCATAGTGTACTCCGTTAGTTGATTGTTGATTGATTGTGAAGGCATGGCGTAGCCTGTACGCCATACCAAATGATTGATTATTTACGCAGTCAGCCAACCCTCTTGAATTGCTGAATGAAACAATGCCAGACGTTCTGACCCTGTAGCCTTTTGGTATTTCTCAAAGTGAAGTTTTTTCTTAACCTCGTCTTTGAATTTAGCAACGCTTTCTGCACGTTGTATTTTTTGGACTGCTCTTGCGATTTGCATGAGTGGTACTCCTATTGTTGATTGTTGATTGTTTCGGACTGTGTTCTGTGTCCTCGTCAGTGCCATATAAAATGACAGACAATCATTAACGAGTGGCAAGAACGCCACTCCAAACAGTTTTAATTATTTGGCACATTCATCAATGATGAATTGTTTTGCCTCTTTTAAAGTGTTGAAAGTGTCTACTGCTTCATGTTTTTTATAAACACCATTGTGTGTGTCATCAAACACAGTCCAAGCAGTATAACCAACATCTCCATACATATTAATATTAACGATTGACCAATCTTGTGAACCATTAACTAAAATATTATAAACGCCATATCCATGTTTTTTTGTTTTAATGTTTTTCATAGTGTTCTCCATTGTTGATTGTTTCGGCGTTGCTCCGCCTCGTCAGTGCAATATGTAATTGCAGACAACCGCAAATTAAAACTTAATCGGTGGACTGTGTACCACTCTAAACCGACGCCCAGAACCTATGCCCTGCTGTTGCGGTGTCCGACTTTTTAGGGTGTCACGCCCTGTGTGACCTCTATGAGTTTGAGGTTGTCAGAAACTTTTTAAAATAATAGCTCAAGCCTTCTGTCACTGCTGTTAGCACTTGAAAAAATTTTAAAAAATTAAACATAAAATCCTTATATAGATGCATTTGCGGATTGCAACAGTTAATTTCACTTTTTTTTATTTTTTTTTATATTAGTTAAATAAGCCTTATTTTACCTTATTTATAGGATATTAAAGGATATAATAGGATTACATGGGATTATGTGGGATAGGATAAGATGTAATGTGTGGATAGTTACTCTTTTAATGTAATTCCGCATGGAAAGTGAAACTCAAAAGACTTATTAACTTTTAAATTGTCTTTCTTTGTCTGTTGTTTCTTTTGTCTATAATTCTTATTGGTTCTTTGTTTGTAGAGTTTCCCTGCTTTAGTCTTTAGCCAGTCTTGTCTAGTAATCATTAGTAATGAATGTATCCTTTGTTATGCTTGTTGTTATCCTTTGGTCTATACCTTTAGAGATACTTAAAGAGATACACAGAGTATCTTCTTTTTTTTGCTCTCATCTAATAGTGTAACTTTACTAATTGAAATTGCTTTGACCTCTGCCCTGCGTTAGGCTCAAGGCGTGGCTGTGCGTGGCTCTGTGTGGCTTGTGGTGGTGCTTGTGGTGGTGCTTTGGGTGTTGCTTTGTGTGAAACTTAAAGAGAGCAACGCACACGCCATGCGTACACATAAAGACCAAACTAAAAAAACAGACCCTCTCTCACACACGCAAAAATAAAAAAGCAAACGGCAACACGCAAAGGATATGCTGTCCTTATACACAGAAAAAACCGCTTATAACCTATATACTACGCCTTTTGTGGACTTTTTGGCGTGGCGTATGGGGGAAACTTGCCGTCCAGTGTAATACGATACCCCCTCAGAATTTTCTATGAAATATTCGCCATGCGTTCTGCCATTCGATTAGCACGATTAGGCGTTTGTTTAGCCCATCTGCTATCTAGCATCTCCACACTGGCTGTCTTATAGTCCCCATCTTGTAATGCTTTAAGCATACCCTTAAACTTAGAGACCCCATAAGCACCCATTTGGTACACCATCTCAACCACAATGTTCCTTGCACTGTCGTTAATATCAGGACATAACATAAGTAAATCATCAGCACCAGTTACAGCTCTAGCAAAGTCTCTTTCAAATAAGACTAACCACCCTGCGTGGTCTGTAGGTGCTACTTCACCATCTAACATCTTGTGTCCATAGCCACCTGTAAGATGACCTTCAGTACACTTGTAAACTTGTAATTTATAGCCTTCTTCTTTTTTAACGGCTTCTTTTGTTTGGTTTATATCCATCTGTCTTTACTCTGTGTCCTTCCGATATTGTTTTCCATAAATCTTTCTAATTCTTGGTCTAACAATTCTTCTTTGTGTTGATTATAAGATAATGTTTGGTCTCTATCTATTCTGTCTACCCAATACTTAGCCGCCATAGCTAAAGCATCAATAGCATCATCATGTCTTAACGAACCTTTGTCTCTAGTCAGTCTTGTCATTTGTCTAAACAACTGATGGTCAGGTTCATTCTTAAAATCTTCGTGTATCAGTAAATCATCTACCACTAACCTGTGTGAGTTCATCAAAGGCTCTAGTGTATCTATAATACGTTTTTCTTTTTGTGTATTATGTCTAACTTCTTCTATCTCACATGGGTGTATCTTTGCCATGACAGGTTTTAACAACTGAGTTGCCATACCATCACCAAAGTTACTTTCAATGACCACATAGTTTACATCATGTTTCTTTGCGATATTAGATAGTCTTGCCATAGTAGTTTCTGAATACCCACCTTCTAGTGAGCCTACAGAGGTCAGATAAAGCACTCCATGAAGCATTTTAAGCACCGCATACGCTGTTTTGTCTTCTCCACGACCACTAGGGTCAATAGACATAACTGTGCCTTCAAATGCTGTAAATTCTTCACTCATCATCATAGGAGCTACAAAGTAATCACCTTTAAGTCCCACATTGGGAATATCAGGGTCTATAGCTTTCATTTGCTCTGGTGATGATGCCCATTGTATCTTTGCAGGTGCATCTTTCCATGTAGAGCAACCTGAAGCTACAATTAAATCGTTTAACTTTAGAGGGTATCTATTTGCATCAGACAAACTTGTGTCCAACATAAATTGTAAGTTAAAACCAGAACGACCATAAGATGATAGTCTTTCCATAAGGTCTACCGCATCAAACCTTTTAGGGTCTGTGGGGTCACCTTCTGTACCTTGAATAATGTCTGCAAGTTTGTGACCATAGCTAATCTTTTGTGTAGCATTAGGTACTAACGCAGTCCAAATTTTTGTCTTAAATCCTCTTTCTTCTAATGAGTTGTATAATGACATCTCATTTTGAGGAGTTCCTAAAAATATAATTCTACCAGTGTTAGGTTTAATAATTGCATCAAACTCTTTGACTGTCTCTGACAATCTATCTCTCATTAACTGCGTTTGGGAGTTATTAGCACTCTCAACGTCATCAGCAATAATAATATCTGCTCTACTACCTGTTAACTGCCCTGTGATACCCATAGATTTAACTGATGGTGCATGACTGGCTGTAGCAGGTGCTACATCAAATGATACCTTAGAATGTCTTTGATTATCTCTAGGTATTAAGTGTTGTAATAGTGGCATCTCTCCAATTAACCTTTGTGTAAAGGTACTGAAGTCATCTGCTCTAGTTTTACTAGCAGATACTACCAAAATATTTTTTTGTGGATTAAGAAGTAATTGATGACAGACAAAAGCAGAGGTAATCCAAGATTTACCTACGCCTCTAAATGCTTGTATTACAAGTCTCTTTTCGTTTGACTGTAAGTAATCTGCAATATCGAATTGTATCGGTGTTGGGTCTGGCAGGTTTAAATGCTTCCAACATAAATACAAAAAATTTTTAAAATTCTTTAATCGTTTATCCATCATCAAATGGTACTTCGTCTAAAATATTATCTTCTTTTTTAGATAAAGGTTCTTTACTGTATGTTTTACAAACTTCTAAACATACTTTCATTTCTGAAGCTGTTAAATCTTCTCCTGATTTTAATTTCTTATAAGCATGGTTTACCAATAGTTGTGGTAACTCTTTTAAGACTGTTTCTAAATTACTGGGGTCTTCCTTGTCGGTTGTATTTTTTATGGTCTCGTTTTTCATCTTTGTTTAACCTTTTTTTATGTGTTCTAACTCTTTTCTTTGGTTTTTCTCTAACCTCAAAATCTTTAAATTTTTTAGCCACAATTAATTACTAGTTAACCTGTCCATGTGGTTATAAATTCTGCCAATTTGTTTATCTATTGACATGATTTCTTCTGTAAGCATTCCTAGATGAACTTGAAGTTCTACAATAGTCATCAATACATAAGTAGATAATCCTAGAAGGATTGTACCAAGTAAACCTATTAACATTGTATTGTGTTGTCGTTTCATTTCTTTTTTTTCTTTTTAGAGTTGCAATTAGGAAAGTCGAAAGTGTAGACATCATCTACAATCTTATCTAAAAATTTCATACGTCCATCTATCCAACCAAAGAATGAATAGATAAACTTGTCCATTATTTCTTTTTAAGTTTATTCATTGTAGTGACACCAAATGATGCTCCTACGATTGTTAAAATAATGTACCAAAACATAGGGTCAGCATTTTGTAATATTGCCCAACCACGTTCCATTGTGTCTTGAAAGTATGGCACGAAATGAAGTCCCATTAAAATTGTGAAAAACAAACATAACCATTCGTCTTTCCACGAGTGTTCTTGTTGTTTAATTTGTTCTATTGAGATTTGTGAAGCCGCATCTAATTCTTTTTCTCTTACAATTTTATCTTTTTGTAATTTGTGGGAAATAGCTCCGAATGTTTTTTCTGCTATGATTTTAGTAAGAGGATTTTTTAATAACGCTAACCACATCTTACATTGCCCAAAGAATAACTGACCATATTACAAACAATGTAAAAAGTTTTTTATTTGTATTACCCCAGTATATTACTGCTTTATCTTTCCAAGTTTTTGGTGTGTAACCATATATTATCATGTCATCTCCTTTTTGATTTCGTTACAAAAATATGTAACGTATAATTTTTCTTCGTTCATTTTTGTTTCGTATTTTTCTGTAAATGTAGTAGTTATTTTTGCACCACCATTTACACACTCAGTCCAACTGTTGTATTCTTTTGGTACAGTTGCGGTGTTATTACAAAATCCAGTAATTGCAGAGCAAATACTAAACGCTAGTATAAATTTCATTCAATGATGTATTTGTAATTATTTAAAGTTGAAATAACCTAGTATTCCAACAACTATTGTCCCAATAGCTAAGATAACTCTAAGTCCACCCT